TTTGCTGGGTGGTTATATCCACCTGTATAAATAAGAAAAGAAGGCTGACTTGGCTTCTTGACCAAGTTTGCAAAAGTAGTTGGTCCTGAACCTGCTTCAACAGTCATTCGTTGAGCGACACCCGATTCAACAAGCGCCCACGACTGATAGGAGGGGGTAACTTCATAATGCCATCTGTTGGTGCCATTTATCGAAAAATACTGAATGGCATAACCGCTGGTGGAGTTAATTTTTATACTTGTATCCCCAGAACCGGATGCAGTTATGTTTCCGAAAGTTGGAGTCGCTGTGGTGGTAACCGATTGACCAATACTCACAGTAACGGCACCTGTTGCTCCAGAAACAGTCACTCCCGTACCGCCAGCTAGTGATGTAACACCATTTGAACCAGGAACACCCGAAGGTCCAGTTGCCCCAATGGGTCCAGTTGCACCGGTTGGACCACCAGCAGGACCAGTTGCGCCAGTAATTCCAGTAGGTCCTGTTGCGCCAGTTAAACCTGTGGGTCCAGTTGGTCCGGTTACTCCATCTAGCCCGGGCAAACCATTAAATCCCGGGTCGCCCTGGGGGCCAGTTGCGCCAGTTGTCCCAACCCCTGTCGGACCAGTTGCTCCAGTTGCGCCGATACCGGTAGCGCCTGCAGGACCAGTCGCACCAGTTAAACCAGTCGGACCGGTTGCTCCTGTAAGTCCAGTCGGGCCAGTTGGTCCACCTGCAGGTCCGGTCGCTCCAGTTGCCCCAACAATACTTAGTGGTTGTGGTCCAATTTCAATCCAAGACGAGTCGTAGTAAATAAAAGTGGTACTCGTACTTGAGTCAAACCATAAATCACCAGAGGATGGAGTTGATGGAGCCGCATCGGATATGGCTACTCCTGCTTGCGGCGCTTCTTTGATGGTTGCTAGTCCTAAAACAACTAGCTCAGTAAAGAACTCGTTAGAAAACGTACATTTAACTACGTCCCCAATAGTCAAGATTGAATTGCTATTTGTATTAAGAGGGACGACTCTTTCATAAGAAGATGCCAGCTCCTGAACGTATACAGTTACGGCACCGCGTGAATCAACTGCTTTTATTATTCCTGAATAAATGCGACCTGGGGCAAGCGGATGGGATGACGATTTTACTCTGTCAATAATTTCTGCCATGGCCGCTACCTTACTACGCCAAGTTTAATTAAAAATCGCGTATTACAACTCACTGTTTACACCCCCAGGAGTGTTGGGAAAGTCTGCGGAATTAATGCCAGGGAATCGTTTTTCAATTATGAGAGATTGCTGTCTAGATAAAAGTAGTCCGTAGTCTCGTCCATTAAGTATTGCGTCTTCCCTGGAACTACCCCTAACTACCGCCAGGTATTTTGCCGACCCCGAATATCCACCGTCAGCATCGTATTTCGCATAGACTTCCTCTACAGATTTAATCACAGCCTCTCCATTAACCGTGTAAACAAGAGGCAGTAAAATTGCCCTATATTCAGAACCAGCGGCTTCGATGCGCGATATTGTAAAAAGAGTGTGATAACCGATAGTCTTAGTGCTTGCTTGATTTAAGATAGGGATTATCGGTCTATTCCATAGGTCTATATTGCCGGTTAGTATTACTGAGTTTCTATTGTTTGTGCTCTTCGGTATTTTTCCATAAGTAGATGCATATGTGCGGGAGATGTTTGCGTACTCCATTTCTGGATAACGAAATGGGAATAGTTCTGTTGGAAGATTTTCTCCAATAATTCTTTTGTCTGGATTAGCTTTTGTTATTGGATTTCCAGCTGCGTCACGAACTGCTTCCTTTGTTGTACGCAAGGGAGCGTCTCGCACGAATGTCTGTTGATATTTTTCACCTAGAGGCAAGAGCTTTATGGCTTCTTTTTCTTCATCACGAGTAAGTGTTCTGAAACCAACAGCAACAGGTTCTGGCGTCATTTCCTTGAACGACACGGATTCTACTAAGTAGTAACCAGACGCATTAGGAACGGTACCAACATAGGCAGTCATTCCAGGACGAATCTGTACGCCATTAAATCGTTCAACTAAGCAGCTACCGTTTGCGGCATATGGGTCGTTTTGAGACTTTATAATCGTAGGTCTTTCGATAAGACGAAAGTACCCAGCAGTTCCTATATATTGAGGACCACTATTTGGCCACTGTAGAGGAATAAATCTTCTGGCGAGTTTTTTTATAGACTTTTTTTTAGTTTTTTTATCAACTATTTTTTTGTCTATAAATCTTATGTTTGTGCCCCATTTGTGAAGCAGGAAAGTTTCGGAAGCAAAAACCAACACACCATCTACTTCAAATAAAACAAATTTTGCATCGCCTGCTAATCTAAGCAAAACATCCCAAACAGAATCCTGCTGCTTTGAACCTTTTGCTTTAGTTATATTTCTTGGTTTAGATGATTCTTCGCAGTAGAAGTCAAGGCCGTATTTTTTTGCAGCATTCTTAACGTACTGACTGCCGTTTCCTTTAATTGTTGCTGGAGTCTTGTCTCTCTTCATTTGCTGGTACGCTTTTGAATAGCACTTAACACTGTAAACGGCGCTGCCGCCTGGTCCCTGCGCCACGGTGACGTCAGCTATCTCAAATAGCTGTCTAACCTGCCTCACTTCGCCAGTAAAAGAGTTAACCCTTCCTAAGGTTTGTGTCTCGTATATTACGTCTCTACCTAGTATAAAATAGTTGTTTCTTGACATCTTTAAATCGACATCTATGACGTCAAAAGATAATTCAGAAGCCTGACTAAGCGAGTAGCTAACCGACAAGTCCGTTACCATATCGGAAATATCTGATACCAAATTGTCAGGCAGAGAAGATATAACTATCTTTCTTTCAAAAGGTCCTCGAAAGTTAGGCCTAGTAGGGCCGGTCGTAGGTTTTCCGAAAGTGTCTACGCTGGACGGTAAAAATAATTTAGCCATAATCTATATCACTCCGCAGGAACGGGAAGCCCGCGGTTCTTGTACCAGCACGGACTAAGTTTGATTCCGCCTTCCCGAGATGTTGGAGAAGAATCGGTTGCTAGTTCGGTACACAATTCTGGGTCAGGAGTATCCCCTGGAGCGTTTGGCACGCGGGGAACTTTACGAAGTTTTGGCATGAAAATAACATTGTCCGGAGTAAGGCGAACTTCTTGGATTGTCATACTGACGGTCGCGCGACTTATGCTTCCTCCATTAGACGTGGAAGTGAGAGGAGTTCTTTGAATGGAAGAGATTGATATATCAAAAATCGCCCATTCCCTGTAGCTTTTTTCTTCTATTACTTTTGTGCTGCCACTAAACAGTGAGTCAAAATTCCTAAAGGTTACAAGTTCAGGAGTGTTCGCCATTCTCTGTAGTTTTGCAAGCTGGTCTTCACATGATTCGTGGATGCTTGACTTTCCACCAGAATGCTCTTCGACAACAAATTCAAATGAAATTTTCATAAGCTTATTGTTTTTGTAATCAACTAATCCGTAATTGTTTACACGGTCAATTTCCGTCCATGTAACTCCGATATTGCTGTATGAGATATTGTTAGGCCGTAAGTTGAACGTGTATTCATCTAATACAGTTTTTTCGGTAGAGTTAGACGTTGCCCTGCGCTGAATCATCTTTGGCAAATCTGGCAACGATGATGATTTCACGGTTGATACGGGTGAAGAAACAGAAATTGTTGCACTTTTTGTTGCCGTAGCGCTAGTGACATATGCAGTCATAAACGCGCTATTCCTTGTAGACAGAGAATTTACCAAGCTTGTTGCAGCCGTAGCAGAAGTTCCTTGGGATATTAGTTCTCTAATTTGGGCGGAGTCAAAATTTTCAAGATTCATGTCTGCTGAATCGCCAACAAAACCATCCCATTTTGATTGTGATGCTTCGTCAAAATTAGGAAGTTCAGCTATTGCGTCCGTGGAATCCAAAAGAAAAAACAATTTAAGAAGAGGGTGATACCAGTATTGAGGCCAATTTTCGTCGGTATCCGTGAATTTGCGCCATTTTTTAATTTGTGATTGCTTGTATGGATTTTCGTTGCTTTGAAATTTAGTGAGACCCCACTCAAATGTGTACTGGGTTGCTACATAGATATTGCCTGCAAAAACAATTTTGTGACCGGTTACATAATTATTGTATTTTGTAGTTTTAGGGTTTGAGTATGGTATCTGTGGGGCTCTTAGATTGTCATCATCGTCCCACAGATATTCATCGCCTGCCGTATATTCGATGTAGTTGAAGTCTTGTTGAGAACCGCTTAGGAATGGGAGCCAATACTTCTGGGCAGAAACTTGAGTGTATGACGCAGGATACATGGGGGTGTTTGTGTTTTCCGTTTGCCTGAAAAGCTTTTTTATGGAATACCCTTTTCGCACGCTTGCGTTGTCTGTTTCGGTATAGCCGATAGTTATGTATGAGATGCTATTTAGTGCCATTATGTTCTCTGCCTGTTAGAACGTTCTTTTTCTTGAATTTTGGCCATGACCATGTTGGCGATTACCTCAGGAGCAGCGTTGTTGCCATTTATTTCAAAAGTATAGTAATTATTGGTTCCGCCACCGGAACTAGATGCTGTAGAAACTGGCGTAGATGTTGCTGTGTCGCCCATCTTTCCGGCACCAGGAACAACATGAAGATGACGATTAGCCATGGAACCGTGGAACTCAGCAAAGCCTCCATTTGCATGAACAAGCTTTGCGTATTGACCAAGGTTCTGTCCTGTGAGGTCGTAAGCAGAACCAGTTGCGTGGTCTGAGTTGATTGAACCAAGTGCATAGTCTCTAAGAGAAGAAGTGACTGTTCTTTTTCCTGTCAACTGACCGTTCATGGCGGCGTGACGGCCCATTGTTTGAGAAAGCTTGCTTGTTGCAGTGTCTCCGATTGCACCGCCGCGAGGGGTTGAAGTGTCTCCAGGCATTAGACGCATATCGTCACCCGTACCAGTAACCTTTAGTCCGGCCGACCACCATCCCGGTGCGTTGCCGAGAGGAGCCTTAAAGAAGCCATCCATATTGGTGTTAAAGGTGGTGACTGCTGTTTCTAAGCCTTTTGCAGCCGTAGAAAAATCAGTAGCAGCATCGGCGATTTTGTTAAGCTTGTCTGGGTCTTCGGCAGTAACAGTTACGCCGCTTCCCAGAAGGCCCTCAAGACCTGTCGTTACGTCTGCCGCGGTTTCTCCACCTATTGCTTTTTTCAGTTTGTTTTGTTCACCACCCTTTGGAACGCTACTGTCTTTGTCAAAATTTGAAATATTCTCTAATATGCCTGTTAGTTCTTGAGGAGTCTTTCCGGATAGTTTTGCTTCCAAGACACCTGGGGCAACGGTCATTCCTTTATCTGCTAATCTTGCACGTATTTGCTCAGCGGCGTTACCTACTGCCCCCTCTTTTATGGCTGCTTGAGACGCTATAACGTCTTTGTCTTGCAGGACAGTTTTTCCTTGTCCCTCCAATGCCGCGCCTTTTGCAAAAAGACCCCCCGTTTCTCCTTGTCCATACATTTCGTTATAGGACAGATAAGCTTTTGTAGCGTCTCCACCATTTACTGCTAGCAGCTGCGCAAATTGCTGCTCCATAGATGCACCAATGGCTTTCGATTTCTCAGCTTTGCTACCTTTGCCACGGAGAACATCACCTAAACCAGCTATGTTTTGATTAAGAGCGGCTTGACTTTCATCTTTTTCTCTGGTTTCCTTGAAGGGATTTGCTCCGGCAAGAAAATTATCAGTCAGCGCGTCATTGAGGGCTGCTCCTGTTTTTATAATGCCTGCAGTAAATTTTCCTAAAAGTTCGGTGTATTGTACGGTTGGGTTGTAAAGGTCAACACCCATTGTTTTAGCCATTTGCTCTAGCTCTGCACCACTCTTACCAGTAGCTCTAGATAACGCATCTATTCTTGCACTGTTTTGTTTATCTATTTCTCCAAGTTGCTTTTGAACGGCTGGGTCGGTTTGTTCCAGCAGTGTTCGCAGCGTGCCGGTTGCCTTTTTTTTCTGCGTCTTTCTGTCTTCTTCGCTGACCTTGCTTCCTTCTGCAGTCTTGTAATACGCCTCAAGGGCTGCTACTGGGTTGGCAAATTCCTGCTTGCCGCCCAACATGTAGCTTCCGCCCGCGCCCGCTATTGCGCCTTCCACGGAACCGCGAATACGGCTTTGAGTTTTTGCAAACCCCTTTCCAACCCCAAGCATGGTGGCACTTTTTCCGGCTAAGCTTACGCCTCTCTGAGAAGCTTCATAATTTTCCTGGAATTTTGCATTTGCGCTTTTCATGGTTCCCATGTAAAGCTCTCCGAGGCTTTCCATGACTGTCGCTTTAGCCGCAGCAAGTTGAGCTTTACCCTTATTTACGGCTCCCATTATTCCGCCGACAAGTAGACCTATTCCGGCACCAATCGCCGCACCATGTGGTCCCAACATTCCGCCAAGAGCCGCTCCACCAGCAGCACCAGACAGGGCACCTTTCATTGCGCCCTGAGCCTTCATGGCTCCACCTATTCCAGCAACACCGAGTCCAAGCATTGGGTTAATGGTGCCAACAGTTGCTCCAAGAGCCATGGCTCCACGCATTTCTTCTGGAGCGTATTGACTTGCCATTCCAAGTCCTATTCCTACACCAGCCCTTGCCCCCATACTGTTATTGAACTTTTTTGTGCCGGCTCCAAATTTGCTATCATTTCGCAGCATTCTATTGGTTTCGCGAGCTCGATTTAATTTTGCGAACATTCTGCTGCCACGGTTACGATTTGTATCGGCGCTGGTGGCTTTTTCGTATCTTTTGTTTATTTCATCACGTTGTTCTTTTGTGTTTTTGTATTCTCCTGTTTCAGGGTCGTATGCACCAGATTGTAAAAAAGACATTGCGCCCCTGTAGCCACCCAATGCTCGCGCCCCACCATACTTAACCCTGCTGGCCCCACCTTTAGCAAAGCTTTTTAAACGTTTAGCGTCATTACTAATCCCGGTTCCTATCCCAACAGGGCGAGGGTCGTTTTTAAACTCTGCAACTGAACCCTTTTTTGCAAGTATTTGTCTATTGATTTCTTCTCTTGTAGATTTCTTGGTTATTCCAGTGACTCCCTTGTCTGCTGCTATTTGATGCAATTCGCGTCTGGAGCGACCGTTGAGAGATTGTTCGGCACGAAAACGAGCAGACTTTGCAAGATTAAACTGAGGGTTTGGTTGAGGCTTTCCGTCACGACCCATAATGGTAGGCGACGAATATGGGTCCTTTGGCTGCCCAAAAGCCGCATAGCCAGCTCCTCGTCCCATTGCTTGTCTTTCCGCAAATCTTTCTGAGTGTCTTGTCTCGAAGTCGCTTCCACGGACCTGTACCTTGCTACCGTCTCGGATATTTTGAATAAATCTCCGGTTTGGAGTGTCTCGCATAGCGGCAAATGCTTCTTTATTGGTGCTAGCTTTAAAAACACTTAATTGAGATGACGGACCATAAACAGAAGGTGCAGAAATTTTTCCTAAAGCGCTACTACCAGGATAAACCATGGGAGAAGCGGTACTGCCCGAAGAAACTCTGCGGCCTTCATTTGTTGTCCCGGCATTCCTTGGACCAGCACCATTATTAATGCTTACGTTGGTAGCGGTTACGTTCATGTTTTGAGTGTGATTTCCAGACTTGGGCATTAAGCGGCCCTTGACTCCGGCCAATCCTCTTCCCAAAACAGCAGCACCCATTAGTGGAGCAAGAGCTGCTCCGAGACCGCTTCCAGCTCCAACAGTCATGATTCCGGTAAGAACTTTAAACACCTGATTAAGACCCGCCAAAAGGTCGTTTATAAATGGAGCCATCTGGGCAAAGTTTTTCTTGAGACCCATAAAGTATTCGGAAAGGGTGTCGATGATGTCTGCTATGCGTTGACCGAACTCTTCAACAAAAAAACTATTTTCTTCCAGGAGGTCCTTGAAAAGCGTAAGGTTTTGAGCGCCCCCCTTGATGGAATCCCATACCGGGTCCAAGGCCTTATACAGAACCTTTGCTCCGTCGATGAGCGGACGTGTTGCATCTAGAACAAGATTCCAACCACGTTTGAATTTGGTATACCAATCACCGATTCTGTCAAACATGCCAATTGCGGCAGGTAGGTATTCGCGAATCATTTTTACTAGCCAGCCAGATGCTTTTTCTATAGCGCTTGCAAAGTTATTTATGCCTTCCTCTGCACCAAAGCTGTACTGAATTGCAGCAAAAACACGCATTAAGTCAGTTCTGACTTTGTCAAATACGCGAGCGAATGCAACTTTTAACGGCTCAAGAAACTGGTCACCAAAATCTGCGAACTCACCACGTAGACGAGTGAAGTACCCTTTCATTTGGCTAATCAAAGTATTGTTCACTGCGTCAAACTGACCAGAAACTCCACCCTTCTTAGCAAGGTCTCCGGACATCAGAAGTTCTTGGAATTGTTTCTTGGTCTTGACGTTTGCCTTTTTTAAGGCGGATTCCATTTCTGGACCTAGTTTTTTTGCCTCAGTTATGACGTCACTGATGTTTTTCTTTTTGTCAGAAAGTGCGGCTATAACTATAGATACTTGCTCAAGCCCTTTAGCTGGGTCTTGACCTGCCGAACCAAAGTCCATCAAAGCTTTGATTGCTCCACCGCTTTGGTTTATTTGTCCGGTGTTCATTGACTTCGACATATTTCCATATGCCTTGTTGAGTGCTTCTATTCCGAGACTGGACAAAGCCGCGTCGGCTTGTAGGTTTCTCATCGCCATGCGAGTCTGATTCATTGCTGACCCAAAAGCTGGAGCACCTTTGCCTCTATAGGCGTATATTGCTGCTTGCTGTTCTCGTATTGCCGCTGAGGCTGCAGATATTGCAACGACCACCCCCGCCGCGCCCGCCGAAAGCATCTGCATGGCACCCCTGTAGGCTTTAACTAGAAATTGTCCTGCAGCAAATAATGCGTGAATACCAATCATTGTTGCGCCAAGTATTGCCATTTCAGCAACAACACCCTTGACGGACATTCCCAGGAACTTGGTCAGGCCTTTGCCTGCCATCTTTGCGCCTTTATCTATAAAGTCAAAGCTTCTCTTCCAGCCATTAGTGACGCTTTTTAAGCTTTTGTTTGTACTGTTGGCAAATTTGTCTGTTCTGCCGCTAGAAAGCTTGTCTAGTCTTTTGTGTAAAACTGCAATTTCCGCAATTGCACGGCGAATTTCACCAGTTTGGGCATCAAATTTAATTTTTACATTAATATTTTCGTCTGCCATATAGCCTGCCCAAAGTGATTTTTACATCACGTGAGTCTAAGGCGGTCAAGCTATGGGAGCAGTGTCCCTAAGTCTTCGACTTGCGCTCTTGCTCTTCGCGGTCGTTACTTATTACTTTAGCACAGGCGAGAAGGACCAACCAGTCATTATCGTCAAAGTTCATAAGTTCCAAAGGATTAACGTGGAAAAGTTCTCCGAGTCTTGCTGCGGAGATGACTACGGAATCTTCAACTAGTTCGTCGAAGATTCCTTCGTAGGGTCCACCGCGGCAACAGTATCTGAATATCCAGCGGCGTCCAGGATTGCCAAAGCGGCTGATTCTATATGAGGGTCAACACCAAACATGGCACGCACGGCGTCTGGAACTGGACGGGTAGTGTCTGTCATTTCCAAAACCAACGGGTGAGCAAAGTTTAGGTTATTGCCACTCTCGTCATAGATTTCTTCATCGTCCATACAGATGCCTATGGTCGTATTACCAATAACCAGGCAGGCAAATTTGGTGGCATCAAGACCATTTCGTGAGTCTTCGCCAGCAGATTTTCTCCAGTTTTTCATCTGTGACTGAGTAATGTTTGGGCTGACCTTAATGCTCACGCCATCACGTTCTGTGACAGGAATATGAACAACAGGGCGTTCAACTTTCTTTCTTACAACAGAACGCAAACGGTCAAGTTGTGTCTCTTCTTTTACAGAAGAAGTAAGTCCATCGCGCTGAACAGCCTTTTTGCTGCTCTTAACGTCGTCGGAGTCTTCGGTCGTGTACAGGGGATTATCGCTCATGCTGAGAAGCTAGCACAGACATATTGCCCGGCGTTGCAACTAGCGTATTTAAGCGGCGTCTACGTCTGAGATTGCGAACGTTAATGCAAACGTGGCTGGAGCTCCAGATGACGAGTCACCTTCTGGCTCGGTCATTCCAACAAGCAGTGCATTTGTGTAAATGCGGTCGTTGGTTGGGTCCTTGATATCGCAGTCGTAAACAGATACTGTAAGGTTGAAGTAGGCCGTTCCGACAAATCGACGCAAGTCTTTGATTTTGCGTCCAATACCAGCACTTGTAAGTGAGGTATTCATATCGTCATCGTAATGAGCAGTCAGCGTGATGTCGCCTATTTCTGAAGGGGCACACAGGACTGTCGGTCTAGACTTTCCGCCTTCGTAGATTTTCTCTACGGATGCTGTTATCTCGCCACCTGAAACCTGAGCAAAGCGGAATCCTTCCCACTTCGGCAGGTTGGCCTGCACGTTGGTTTGCTGTTTGGCATTATCGCTGAAAGTGCTTGGAACTATTGTTGCCAGTACTTGTCTTTGCGCTACTTTTGACATGGGTAACTTCCTCTGTTTAAACCACTGTTGAGGTTAGGTTTGACTTGACAATATCGATTTCGATTCTGTCACCGACGCTGCTGACGCGAACGCCAACTTTCGCTTTGACCAATCCTTCAGACAACTGCAATGTTGGGTTAAGCGAAGAATCGCACTTCACAACATAACCGTTATCAAGTTGGCGGCCATTGGCATCAAAAGCTGGGTAAAGAGCCCCAATGCCACGCATGACCGACAAAATTGATATTAATCGCGACTCAATGTTAGCAAAAATAGTATTTCTGCCGTCGATGGAACTGAATACAACATCTTCAATAGAACGGTAACACTCTGTAACGATTGTATTTACAACGTCCTGCTGGGTGATGTAGCGGAAGTTGTCAATGTCAGACGACAGTGAACGTGCACCGTATATTCTTATTGTGTTTTGAATGATTCTGATTGGGTTTACGTTATTGGCATCCAAGTCGTCACCAACTGATTTGTTGATGTCAGCACTTAAGCCAACCACGAATCCAGCTGCAGAAATGAGACCAGCTGCAGGAAGGTGTGGGCCAGTTTGGTTGTGAGCAACCGCCCGCTTGCCGGCAACATATCCCACTGGTGGAATAAATCGAGTAACTCCTGGAACACTAGTTGGAACCTCTACCCATGGGTAGTACAGGGCTGCGTGTTCTGCACCGTCTTCAGCTTGGAGCGTAAGTGCTGTTGTTTTGACCGTAGCAACAGAGTCGTTTTCTCCAGCGAACAAAAGAGCAATTCTGCTGTATGTATTTGCATGCGTAATTAAAGCAGCCGACATTGCGTCGCTGGAATTTTCTGGACAAACTACTGCACCAGAACCAAGAGCGTCATTAAAGAGCCCCAATTTTGATTCATAGGCAGATTGGTTAACTAGGTTATTGTTTGATACCCCCGTAGTGAGAGGGGTTAAACCAACAGCGTCCGGGATGAGGGTCGTGCTGTTTACTGTTGCGTTTACGTATCTTTGGGCTATTGCGCTGAGATTTATTCTTCCCGCTGCCTGGGATGACGTAGACACTGTTCCTGTTGAGTACTTTTGTGCTCCGTCGTACCAGATGTCAATTTTAAACGTAGTTACCGTAGGCTGAGTGACTACGATTTCAACATCTGCGCTCCATGGGCCCGCTCCGTTTGCGGTAAGAGTGATAACGGGTTCTGCACTGTCGTAAAGCGTAAGGCTTCCCACTGTCGCAGATGCTCCAACGGCTCTTGCAACGTAAGCCCGTGTACCACCTTCTTCAAAAAATGTTTCTAGGGTTGAGTGAGTGTAGGTACCGGCTAGGTAGCCTCCAAACACGTCCTCGAACTCTCCCAGGTTTTGGATGAGTACAGGCTCGTCTGAAGGGCCTCTCTCTGTCAGGCCTACGACAAACAACTGTGACGACTCGCGTACTGTTGTGGTCGAAGGACCGGTTCTTACTGAAGTTGATATAACTACGCCAGGCATAGGACCTCACTGTTTCGCATTGGGAATCCCGTTTGTGATTGTGATTTCAATTGTACAGAGGGGTACGTATTATTCTGTGCAACTATGAATTGAACTTTAAAAATATAAAAACTAATTATCAAGTGACGGCATTTCTTCATTGGTCCCTGCGGTAACTGTTTCTATTTCTATTGATTCCACAACTCCAATAGGCTCTCTTGTGACAACTTCGTCTATTTCGAGGACGTAGGAGATGTAGGCACCAGCCATCATTCTCTCGCCTTTTAGTAGAGTGATGTCTGAATATTCTTCACGAATGCTGTTTTCGCCTATTACCGCCCTAAACGAAGTTCTAGAGTCATAGGCCTTTAGGCAGGGGTAGTCAAGAAGCGCACTTCTCACCACAGTGGTCAATCTGTCTCTCATGACCGTCGTTGGTTCGTTGCCTTCGTCACGGACCCAGATGTACGTCCTCATGCTGTAGGAGACCCTATAGAGGGGGTCTGACCCATCGAAGCCTATGCGCTCCAATCCATTCATTGAGGTCGTTACGGTGATGATTGAAGGCCACTCGTCTATGGCTAGCGGTTCGTAGGCTATGTACTGACCAGGGTCAGGGAGTAGGGTGCTGTCTAGATTCCAGCCGTTTCTATAGCGAATCAATCTTATTGGGAGGTCCTGTGTCAAGTAATCATTGACATATTTTTTTGCAAAATGAGAACCATTCATTAAAGCCGTCATATTAATTTGCTTCCTTCAATGATGTACTGGAGTGTTTTTTTATTTATATCTCTGTCAAAATCTCGAGGAATAAACAATATTTTTCTTGCTGGCATGTCTCGCGTCCCGTACTGATGAAATCTGGCTATAGGGCTGTCGATAACAAAAGTCCCCTCCATCTCCGTAATCACGTTTTTGGGACTAGAAGCCATATTGGCAACGCTTCTAAAAAGCTCTCCAGTAATCATCATCATTGGAGCGCCGGGATAACGTTCAGCTTTTTGAAACGCATAGTCATCGTCAAGAGGAGGCCACGCCCCCTTTAACATCGCCTTTGCAGACATCGCACCCATCGTTGTAAAGTTTTTTGAATAAGCTCTTTGTAAATAGTCTTTTCCCCATCGCAAAACTGGACCCATATCGTTAGCCCTGTCTTTCATGTTTTGCAGTCTGTCTACAGCATCTTTCCCCTGCCAGTCAACGTCCGTGACTGTTATTAAAACGTTTCTTCTAGCCACGCTGTTATACCCGAACTCGTCTATATTTCCTAATCGAACCTAGTTCGGTATCAAGAAAACCGGTCATAAGTGGCCCAGTACCGCGTGTATTTAAGTCTTTTACGCCAACAACGTCGTCGTACATGTTTTGCATTTCACGTGCAGCCGCTCTAATAATAAGAATCTTGAAGATGGGTATTGATGCTCCGTCTAGACCAGCGGTATAAGTTATTGTCACCAAATCGTCGGACCATCCGTAGTAGTAATCAATTCCATATTTTCTAGTGATGTAATCGACTTCTTCTTGAAGAACTTTTTCTGTTCCGAAAAGTGGTTTTACTTTAACTTCGTCAACCGAAACTATCGGAGTATTTTTCAGATAGACGGTTGGGGGAGGACTTGCCCATGTTGTTGTATCGTTGCTTGGACTTGAAGTGTACGAAGAGTTATACGTATTGTCGTTTGATGTCAAAAACGAACCCATTGGGACTCCCGTGTGATTGGAGTCAAGGCGTATTTCTTCGGTAAATTCCTGAACCTCTATTGGACGCTTAAGGAAAGTTTCCATTTCACTTTGAAGGCCAGCCAGAATCATTTCTGCAGCGTCTTCTTGGCGAGCGGACAATTTGATGTCCATATATGTCTTAATGTCGTTGACTGAGACAATCATGGCGGCTCCCGGTTAAAGCGATGTTGCAAATAAATGTTGTATCAAATTCTAACACCTAGCAATGACCTAGCCGAACACTGGGGTTGCCCGCTGGGTGATTCCGGTGTAGATTACGGAGATGAGTGATTCATCAAAATTTAATCCAACTGTTGAATTCGACAACAAAGAGATATCTGAAGCCAATATGAGCGTTTTAGATAGGGTCACTCAAGCGTTGTTTGCATTATTTATGCCCGAGGGCGGAATTGAGTCGCCTGATGAAATTGACGATTTAGCAAATCAGTCCTTTGAAATGGCCACCGTAGTCATGGCAGTTGCAGGAATGAACATTATTGGGGAAAATATCGAAGGCGATTATGTTGCACGATTCAAGCCCTATAAGTCTTTTAGTGACTTTGCTATTAAAAACAATATTCAATAAAGAAGGATAAATATGTCAGAGCAAGAAATTAAAGGCACTTTGTTTGCGGACCAAGACGCAAGAAGAGCCGCAACTGTAAATATTATAGACAGGCTTCATCAGGGATTATTTTACTACTACACCGAGCATGAACCCGAAATAGAAGACGACGACAAAAAAGTAGAGCTAGGCGATTATATGTGGCTGGTCGCGTCCACCCTTATGGCTATATGCGGACTAAGGGTTGTTGGAGTAGAAAGTTCTACGGGAAAGTATTTGGCGACATTTGAACCAACAGAATCCGTGAAGAACTTCTTAATAGAAAAAGACTTTGGCCAAGAAGACGATTATTACTACGAAGATTTCCTAGAGGACGCTGAACCGGATGCCGGACTTGGATGGCACAGCTGGAGACTAATGGATGAAGAGGAAGTCCTAGGGGACGAAGAGGATGAAATTACAGCCGTTTAAAAGGTTGTAATTTTACTTTTTCTTTCCAGTCTTTCCGCCTTTTTTGACTGCTGCTTTTCTTTTGGTGTTTTTTCCAGCGGCGCGTACCGAGCTTGCAGATTTAGGTGCTTTGGGCGTTGTTGCAGCCTTGGCTCTTCTTGTTTTTTGTTGCTGAGACTTGGCTAAGGGTGGCCGAATTCCAAAACCTGCGGCAGAACGAGTACCGTCTTTACGCGGTTTTCCTAACTGTATTCTGCTAGGACCATCGCCTCCTCGCACTCGGTTCATTATGTCAGAAGAGTTGCCTCTCGTTTTGGCGAACTGGAATCCGTCTACTCTGTCTTTGAAATTTTTTGGATTAGTCCCCCCTCTCTTTACAGACCTTTTACCTACATCCAGCCCGTTCCTGTTTAAACGTTTGGTGGCTCTTGCTTCAAGTTCACGGAATCTCTTCGAACGAGTACGTCCTGCGTAGTAGGTGCCTTCTGCGGGCTTTGTTCTACTGCCACGACTATTCTTACCAGTAGACCTATCCAGCAATTCTTCTGCCACAGACTTGGTCATTTCTGTGCCCGTTCGTGAGTCTTTTGCTCGACGGCTTAGAGGCTTGGAGCCACCATATCGCGCCATATCCGCCATATCGCCAAGCTTGCCTTTATTAAAATCTTTTTCGCTGACGCCAAAAACGTTTTTAGCCAAACTTGCGGCGTTTGCTAGTGTTGTTCGTTCCGTCGCGTTTGGCTTACCCCCTGCGCGAATTTTGGCTTGAATTTCCTTGACTTTGTCAACAAAGTAGGCCGCATCGTCGGATATGTCTGGGCCGTAACGTACTCCTGGCATAATGTTCCTTACTAAAAGTCTTTTTACAAATATACCAGAAATATTTATCTGTCAGGATTTGGGGGTCTTTCAATAGAGACCGTAGATGACTCTAGTGAGCCAGGCGGAGCCTCGATTGGAATCCATGCCCTGGCGTAATTATGCTCTTTGATTTTTCTCACTTTATAGAGACTTCCGTCAAGCATTAAAGAGAGTTCTTCTGAACGCATGCAAAGCATGTCTTCAAAATCTGAAATGCCGTATTTGCCAGAGCGTCTTAGTGTTCTAATGATGTCGGATGTCTTGGGGGCGAGCACATGGGAGTGCCCCCTGTTGAGTCGAAGATGCATCATCATGGCATCCATTTTGTCGACGTCGTGATAGACGACTGGTATTTTCCCCTCACTCATGGCAAGAATTTGTGGAATATTCGTTGCCAGTAGATATCTTTCTGAGCCGTCGATTATCTCCCCAGTGGCAAGCCTGACGTGTATCGGCTGAATAAAACCAAACTGAGACAAAGAGGCAGAAATGACAAGCATCTCTGGACGCAGGGTATAGGTGGCTTTCCATTCAGGAACAGAAAGCAGGGATGGTTCAACGTACTCGATTTTAATATTCATAGATATCTGCTCTTTCTAGTTCCAGTGCTCGTACAGCGTGAGCTCTGGTTTTGGGACCCACAGGGGTTGGTGAATTAACGTCAATATCGTTAAGCATTAAGTTTCTTATCAGCCAGCTGACTGGATATCCATGAGGGTCGCTCAGGTGTTTCTTTCTAAATTTTGAAACATAAACACGAGCCTCGGTCTTTCGTCTATCACCTATTAGGTACTTGTCAATAAACGCAGACGCCCCATCAAATCCTCTTCGCGCATAGCTCTCTATGAGTTTTTCTGAATCAAAATCAGCCCACAAGCGTCTTTGGGCATCTATGTATGGAAAGCAGTCAAACAGTCTGTCGTAGAATTCTGGCTCAGTAGCAACTACGTCACCTATTCTGCGAATTGCCGTAGCATGCAGAGGGATGCCGACTCTCGTGTTGCTCCCCGTGGTTACAGCCAGGTCGTAATACTCACAGTATTCCGCTTCATGTTCTTCAATAATAAACTTGAATACATCATTCGTATTCCAGTCGTAGATTATTTTTGCAAACTTTAAAGGGATTCCCTTTTTTAACTTGTATGGGATATTGATGTAGTTCTCGTGCAATTTTTGAACTACAGAGCGATAACGAACCATTGATTCACTAGCCCTAACACCGGTCAGGAAAGCCACGTTTCCCTTTTTCCCCTGCATCGTGTAATAGTCGGTCTGCTCAGGAAGAGAAACTTCATGAGTTAAACCAAAATGCTTACCACTAATGGCCCACGGAGGCATGGGTCTAACCCATCTGTCTTGTTCGAATCTTTGCTGGCTCCACAAAATAGTAGTAAGCCTGTGACCTAGAAACCATATCTCTGCAGGGTAAGGAAGGCAGTACCACTCCATATCAACCCAGTCGTAGTTGCGAACCTTTTCCACGTACTTTACGACAGTAGGACTGACCATCTCTTCGTCTCGAAAGATTACCTTTACTGGACCAAGGCCTCGCTCTTCATGTATTTCTTTTGCTAGATACAGAATCGCAGTGGAGTCTTTGCCTCCAGAGAACTGTACACAGACAGTATCGAAGGTGTCGTAGACGTGCCGTATTCTCTGTCTTGCTGCGTCAACGCAGGACATATCAAGAAATAGGCGCTGACGAGTCATTTAGTATCTTGCGATTTGAGTGAGGCGTGATACCTCGGCACGAAGCTCGTTGTTCTCGCGCATCATGTTTTCAGCTACGCTTTTCCAGTACGTTGCTTCAGAGATGCGAGTATCAAGCGCCTCTAAAACTTCAGCGCACTCGGCCGGCGATACTTTTCCTCTGCCGAGGAGGTATCTACATTTTTGTTCTATGGTCTGTTCCATTGGTAATCCTATATTTCTATGTGTTGGTCTATGAAGTCGATTAGTTTTTCGGCCATTGTTACGCCAGCAACAGCTGGGTCAGCTTTTAGCCATTTCATGAATTCATACCATCGTGCTTGTTGGTCCGTGTTGTCAAACACGATTGTGTACTGAACGACGGCTCTTGGTGCCGAGCCAGGAGCAATTGTTGTTGAACCTCTAATTACTGCATCGTTTTGATTCATGCCTGGCATGATGTCGATTCTCTGTTTTCCGTCTCCTGTTTGAGTTACTGAAACAACATTTCTATCCATTTCTGGAGCGTCTTTAACTAGAGCATCTTCATCAGAATCTTCATAGTCGGAAAATTTATCAAGCCGAGAACTAAATCCGTTTCCGTAATCAGAATTAATTACAGGGGACATAAATCCAGCCCCTGGCTCGACTACCCGATTGTCTTCTCTGATGAAGCGCTGTTCAATTTCGGCTGTTGAAAATTCATCCCATCCCAATCCAGTTAAAAGTTCTGGATAAAAGTCGACCATTTCTAAAACAAACTCTTCAAGAAGTTCTGGCTCGGTGTACCCAAGCTCCATTGTTCGGTTGTCAGCAATAGCAAAAGCCATGGCCCTAGTGTCATCGACGTCAAACTGAACAGCAGCTATCTTGTCCCACCCAAGAAGTTTTGCTGCTTCTAGTTGGTGATTGCCCGCTATGACGGTTGCTGTACCGTCTCCGTTGGGTCTTATCACTATTGGTTTAATCTGTCCAAACTCGGCGTAGGATGCCATAATCGCATTAACGTCTCCTCTTCGTGGATTGTTATGGAGGGACTCAAGAAGGCTTATGTCGAAAGCCAGGGATTCCAGAGATTCATGTATTCCATTAGCCATATCTATACCTGAGACCTTACGTTGGCATTGAGTGTTCTGATTGCGTCCATTGATGCGCGAACCGAGGAAAGCTTTTCTCTTTTTGACTTAACCAAAGCTTCAGCGCACTTATATTCAAAATGTTCTTGGTCTAATTTATAATCAGCCCAAGCCTCTCTTTCCTTAATTGAACCCTTGGCTGATAGGTACTCTCGCGCCCAGTTCGCCTTATAGAAAGACTCTTTCTTAGCCATGTCCATAGATAACGACTCAAATTGTTCAGTTTCCTCTTCTAAGGAATCCATTAAACGAATCAATTCCTGTTCAATGTCAATTTGGCTTATTGGAGAACTTCTCATACTTTTATTCACACCTATCCTTCTAGTGGAGACCAGTCTACTTTGTCAAGTGCAGAAAGTTGCTCTTTTGTCCATTCCCATTGAGTATCTATTCCGAGGCGAACCATTCCCATTCGCTCAAGAACCCATGCATCACATTCGTCGTTCCCAGATGCTCCACTAAATATAATCCCGGTCTTTGCTGAGATGGCAGAAATGACTTCTCCTTTTGATGCATTTCCTCGTCCAGTTGCAAACTTTGCACGACAGGTGGGCGGGATTTCAACAATAGGAATATTGCATTCAAACAGTGTCATCCTAATGCAGCCACCGAGTTCGCCAATACTGAATGCTTGTCCACTTCTGGAAGCAAACGAATAACCTTCAATCAGAACGCAAATGATTTCATTTTCTAAGCACTCATGCAACACGGTTCTTGTGATGTCAGAGAGACGCTCGGCCCCTTTTGCTTTAGACCGTACAACGCTGGTCACGCCGTCCATGGATATTCCTGTGGATGTTAGTGAGAGGTCAAGACCCATGAGGCGCATAGTAAGTCTGACTATAGCAAATAAATACAAAGGCAGGCAGTCGCGTTATTGCCGCGCCAGCCTGCCCATGTACCTATAATGTCCCCAGGTAGCGATTCTAAGGAGTGATTAAATAATACATTCATTCCCAAGAATGTTTTGCTAATCCTAAAGAAAAGGCCAAAGAAGGCTCTTCACCAATCCTGGTATGGCAGGCTCTGCAGACTGTTACCAAGTTTTCTTCGTCAAGTATTGACCCGCCTTGAGACCTTCTTATTAACTCATGCACGTCTACGCTGTTTTTATGAATAAACGTTGTCAAGCCGTCATGTTTGGCAAAAACTGGACACGCAAAGCAAAAAGGAAACTCGGCAAGCATAGAAGAAACGATTTTACGTCTCTCAACATAAACCTGTTCCGTTTTCTTGCTTCTTTTTGGGATTGGTTTAGTTCCTCGGTTTAGTGAGGTTCGTTTTAACGGTGTTCGCTTTAGTGGTTTCCTTGGCTTCATCTAAGCTAAAGAATACAGCACTAGAGGTTGTCGTTGTTTATAGAATCAAAAGTCCACTTACTGTCAAG